ACACATAAGATTGTTGGATTGGTTGCTGGAACAGCGTCAGGTGAAGCGGTAGAGTTTGCTCAATTTAAGACACCTACCTTTACAGGTAATGTCACCATGTCATCTACTGGGTTTGCCTTAATTCCCGCAGGAACTACCGCAGAACGCCCCGTAAGCCCCGCAAATGGTCAGATTCGTTATAACACCACGACTGCTCAGTTTGAGGGCTATCAAGGCGGTGCATGGGGTCAATTAGGTGGTGGTGCTACGGGTGCAGGTGGGGATGAGGTTTTTCAAGAAAACAGCCTAATCGTAACGACATCCTATACACTTAGCACAGGTAAGAACGCAATGAGCGTAGGCCCGATTCAAATTAATTCGGGTGCTGTGGTGACAGTTCCTAGCGGTCAAAGATGGGTGGTATTGTAAGATGAAAACCACTAAAATATACAAAAGGAGTAAATAATGTCTATTGTCTTACAAGGCTCAACTAGCGGAAGTATTACTCTACAAGAACCAGCCGTTGCTGGCTCTACTGTATTAACTTTGCCGACTACAAGCGGTACTGTTTTAACTTCTGCGTCTAGTATTCCAACCAGCCAATTAACAGGCACTATTACCAGCAGTCAGATTAGCAACGCTGGTTTGGTTAGGGTGACAAGCGGAACTTTAAGTAGTGCATCAGGCATAACAGTAGATGGGGTTTTTACTTCTACTTATAAAAATTACATGATGTATATCAATGCCACTTTAGGTGGTGGGTCAAATAATGTTGATATATTTTTTCAATTTCGTGCTAGTGGCTCAACAAATTCAACTGCCAATTATGCTTTTAATGTGAACTACATTAACGCTGGCTTAAATGCTGGAACTGCCGCATCAAATACAGGCTCATCAACTTCTTGGGTTATTTACGATGACATGGATGATGGCTCGGTGTTTAGTGGTTTTATGCAATTTTATAATCCGCAAGTAACTAGCGAATCTCAAGCAGATTGGAATTTGTATGGGGCTGACAATGGTTACAGAAAACAAATGTTAGGCTTTGGTTCGCAAAATCAATCCACTTCTTTTGATGGTATTAATATATCAATGTCAGGCGGTAACTTAACAGGCACTTATGATATTTATGGGGTAGCACGATGATTATTAATAAAAATGGTGTTGATTACACATTAACCGCAGAAGAAGAAGCGGAACATTTAGCTAATGTTTTACAAATTCAAGCTAAAAAAGAAGTTACCAAATATAAGTCAGATAGGGCTAAAGAATACCCACCCATCACCAATTACATTGATGGTGTAGTAAAGGGTGACCAAGCACAGATTGATAAATACATTGCTGACTGCTTGGCGGTCAAGGCTAAGTATCCGAAGGGAGTGTCATAATGGCATCAATTATTACAGCCACAACTACAAGTGGATTAACCCAATCTGCTGACAACAGCGGTGTTTTGCAGTTAGCATCAGGTACTGGTAACTTAGTTACTGTTCCATCGGTAACAGGCACAGCAATGGTTAGCGGTAATATGCCAGCGTTTAGTGCTGGTGCAAACGCAACACAATCGCTTAGTGGTGGAACTTTTACAAAAGTTAATTTCGGTTCTGAAGATTTTGATACAAATAGCAATTTTGCTTCTAGTAGATTTACACCTACTGTAGCTGGCTATTATCAACTAAATGCCTGTGTCAGACCAAATGCGTCAAATGGAGAAGCACAAATAGGAATTTATAAAAATGGAAGTAATTTTAAAGCTGGTTCAAATATAAACGTTTCTTCTTGTACACACAATGGTACTGTTGTTTCTACTTTAGTTTATGCAAACGGTTCAACAGATTATTTTGAAGTATATATTTATTTAACAAATAGTTCTACTGGAGAAGGTTCAAGCGGTTCAACTTATTTTAATGGTTGTTTAATGAGGTCAGCATGACACTTTATGAAAAGATTACAGCTTTGTATCCGTCTTTGGTAATTGCGGATTTTAATCCTTTTGGTGGAACAATCCTATTACAAAACGATTCAGACGGCAAAGGCGATTACATTGCAAAGTGGGAACACCCAACCTTGCCAAGACCAACAGCAGAGGAGTTAGCATAAGTGCAAGCCCAAGTTTATTTAGTTTCTAACAAACTGAATGGCAAGCAATATGTCGGGCAGACTATCAATCCGCATTTGCCGATTGGTCATGGTCGCATTATGAAAAGTGCGTATAAGTTACATGGTAAAGATAACTTTGACTACGAGCCACTTTGTACGAGCATTGAAAATAGAGCCACGCTAAACGCAATAGAACGCTTTTGGATAGCCGTATTAGATACAGTAGTACCCAATGGCTATAACATTGAATTGGGCGGTTCTGAAGGCTCTACATGGACTGAAGAACGCAGACGCAAGCACAGCCTAGCATTGACTGGAAGAATCCATCGCAGACCGCTTGGGAGCAAATCGGGTGCAAAAGGCAAAAAATGGTCGGAAGAAAATAAACGCAAACTGTCAGAAGTATTAAAGGGCAGAGCATCTGTAAACAAAGGCATTAAACACACAGAAGAAACCAAAGCCAAAATGTCCGCAAGTCAAAAAGCACATTGGGCAAAAGTTGAAAGTCCTAACAAAGGTCGCAAACACAGCGAAGAAACTAAAGCTAAGATGCGTGCATCAAGAGCAAAAAGAGTTTATTCAGATGAGGATAAAATGAAAATTAGTCAAGCCATTAAAGTATGGCATCAACAGCGTAAGGAGCAATCATGCCACCAGTAACTATTGACGGCACAAGCGGTATCACGACACCGATGTATGGCGGTGCTATAACGGCTAATGCTGTTACACCCTCAGTAAACATGAAGTCAAGAATCATCAATGGTGCGATGGTGATTGACCAGCGTAATGCTGGTGCTAGTGTTACTCCAAGCAATTCATTTACGCTTGATAGATGGGCTGGAATTGTTACACAAGCATCTAAATTTACAGTTCAACAAAATGCTGGTTCAGTAACACCACCAGCAGGATTTACAAACTATCTTGGTGTAACTTCATCTTCCGCTTATTCGGTAGGTTCTGGAGATACATTCTTTATTTACCAAGCAATTGAAGGTTATAACATGGCAGACCTTAATTGGGGTTCTGCTAATGCTAAAACAATCACATTTTCATTTTGGGTTCGTTCTTCTTTGACTGGCACTTTTGGCGGTGCTTTATTAAACGAAGCCAATAATAGAAGTTATCCATTTTCTTACACAATTTCTGCCGCAAACACTTGGGAACAAAAGTCAATTACTATTGCTGGCGATACCACAGGAACTTGGGTAACCACTAATGGTGTTGGAATAAATGTTCGTTTTGGACTTGGTTCAGGCTCTACATTTAGTGCAACTGCTGGTGTATGGGGTACTGGAAATGTTGTCCAATCAACTGGCTCTGTTTCCGTAGTCGGCACAAATGGAGCAACTTGGTATGTCACAGGAGTTCAGCTTGAGGTAGGCTCTACAGCTACTAGCTTTGATTACAGACCTTATACGACAGAATTACAGCTTTGCCAACGCTATTTTTATATTTTTAGAGGGGTTGACGCAAGTACTAGTGGTCCATTTTGTAATACTGCAAATTGGACTAGCAATGTAGCGTTTGGGAATATTATTTACCCCACTACTATGCGTACAAAAGCAACGATTGCGGCTTCTTCTGCTGGCGCATTAACAGTCTATGCGGGCGGCACTCCTTATGCAAGCACTAGTATCGCAATTGGTGGTGAGTCAACACCGCTAAGTACAGAAATTCAAATTGGTGCTAGTGGTATAACAAGTGGTCAGGGTTCATTTACAAGAGTTAATCAAAATACATCGAGCTTTGTTTCCTTCTCTGCGGAGTTATAAATGTACAAATTATATAAAGACATAATTACAGGCAAAAATGTTTCTGTAACTAAAACAAATGAAGATGGTTCTGTTATGTCAATTCCATTCGACCCAGCCAATACTGACTACGCTAACTTCAAAAAAGAAGTCTTAGCTGGTGCAGAACTGCAAGATGCCGATGGGAATGTGATGACACAAGAACAGGCTGACGAGTTTATTGCGAGCCTACCATAATGTTT